ACGCACAATTTCAATCACACCGAATACAAAACGCTCGGCACCACGTTCACGCAATGCACAAGACAAACCCCAATTCTTCTGCTCAGTCAAGGCCCGTTGCATATGCTTTTGCATACGACGGGTCAATGTCTTACGCACATTTCCTGCGAAACATACAGCAGTCAAACCAACGTAGGATTCAAATGTTACTGTATCTTGGATAAAGTATAACACTTGATTACGATCAGTTCTACGCTTACGGGTGATTTTCAAGTTCATAAGTGTATTATATACCCAAATCCATTTAATGTCAACCGTAAGTTTCCAGTAAGGATGTGACAAATTCCGGGTCGCTATCCCCGAGGTCTTTATCTGTTGTAAAAACGCAACAGTTTCCAAACTTGGACAGTTTGCGTCCTGCATCATCATTGTCACAGACTGCGACAACCCGACGATTCAGACAGGTTAACCAGTTGCGTAGGTCGCTGTTCGGGTTGTTAGATAGCACGGCCAACGCACTAAATCCACGCTCAGTGAGTCGGGCCGCATCAAACACCCCTTCGCACACAAACACGACTGAGGGGCTTAAATAGAGACTTTCTACTCCCCAAACAGTCTGTGTAGGCTGATTTCGGTATGTGAAATACTTGCCCAGCTTGGGATTATTCTGTGGTTTTTTCTCCCCTGAGGGACGATATTGCTGGTATCCTACCAGCTGTCCGCTAAGATTCCACAGGTAAAAAGTTGCGACACCCTCTGCTTCATCAATCACTGGCTTGTGAAGTTCTAAATCTAAATGACGAGATTTTAAGTGTTCTTTCAGCATACCCATAGTATACCCATAGTATACACCCAAAACCATTTATTGTCAATCAGTGTTTTCTGGGATTTCTTTAGGGATTTCTGTCAGATACTCATAGTTTGTAGTATCTATATTTTCTCTGAAAACGATAGCACCGTTCTTTAAGTGAAACCTGCGGGCTAAGTTAGTCTTGGGGCTTAATGTCACAAATCTAGTAACGCTAGGATATTGTGCTTTAATTCCCTTCACAGCTTGTATAAGCAATTCTGCACCTTTGCCGCTTTTGTAACTCCAAATGGTATAAAATATGGCCGTTGTGGGCACTTGAGCAGTTTTCTTCAAATCTTCTAGACCTTCAGGAACAAAGTCATGGAAGCTAACACATACCATTGCCTCTGGTTGATGTTCTTCATCAGTTAGTGCAGCAACAACCCTGCCGTCGCTAACTCTAAAATCAGTAGATATTTCAGGACGAACAGGATCGTCTTTGATGAAACTTAATAATGTGTGTGAAAGGTCTGTGATGAATTGAAACATGATACTGCTATTTATACGTATATTATAAAAACATAAATTTTATCCAAAAGAATAGGACCCGAAGGTCCTATTTTGATTTACATATAATTATACATGAATGATTTCAATAAACCCTTCTGCTAGAGTAGGCATTTCAAATCCATCAATCATAGTACGTATAACATAGTCGGGAATGTTCTTACCAGGACGACTTGCTAAACGCTTTGCTAGTTCTTCACTTTCAGGAGTGCGAAACACCACAGCGATATGTTCATAGTCAGGCAACATATTAAACTTCTTCTTACGGCTCTTAACTGTAGTAGAAGTTTGATCCCAGATAATGTCTTTGCCCGCAGTTCGTGCAGCTACTACATCCTGAGCCATTAGTTCCACTGCTCGTGGCATGTGTTCTTTGAAAACCTCGTTGTATGTCTTGCCCATCAAAGTAGCATAATCTTCAACATGATTATCAGTGCTTACCAGAACACAATAAAGGGGCCAGTCTTGTGCTGCAATCCAAGTACTTTTACCTGAGCCTGGTACTCCAATTAATTGATAACACTTTGCCATATTAAATATCTCTTTCCCAACCTAATTTCATGCCACGCCAGTTGTTTGGCTCAGTCTTTTCGTTAGCATCATAGGTCCATCCAAGAACCTTCATCATCTTGTGCTTGACCATTAAGTTAGGCTGACGTACTGCATGAGTATCCTCAAAGCCCATCATAACGCCAACTTCGGTCACGGCTCCACTACGACAAATTCCAGCAGTGCAATGTACAATAACATTCATGTCATTGTCCTTTGCATGTTGTAGCAAACGAACAAGTTCAATTGCCTGTGCATCACTAACTTTCCAATCTTCTTCCATTGAATAGTCATTAGCTTCAATGTCAAGGAACTCAAAATTGTGTCGCTCTTTGAAGTTGTGCTTGGCTTCAGGCTTCCAACCTGCCGGATCAGTAATGCTAATCAACATACTATTCTGTCCCGGATCCTTATACCACATGCCACTACTGATATCAGTTGCAGCGCAATTCTGAATAAACATTATATCACCTTTTCTTTAATTTGTCAAGCTCGTTTGCTGCTTCTTCCAGTAAGTCAGCAATACGATCTGGTTTACCTTCTGATACACTTTTGCGACCTTGAATCTGTCTGCGAATCTCTGCACGTTTACGCAACCGAAATACTAAACTTTGCTCAGAGACTGGCAAGTGACTTTCATCTTGGGCCATCAGTTCTTCAAAGCGGTCATGTTCTTCGTGCAATTCAACATGCTTTAACTTTAGTTTGATTGGTCCACAAACATGGGCGGTGTCGCCGGTACCGTTGTCATCATATCCACATTTATCGCATTTCATTCTTCAACTCCAAAAAGTTTCTTAATCCTTATTGCGGCAATGCGAACACTGCGACCATCATGGCTACCATCGTCTTCATCATCCAAAATGTCAAGACATTCTTCGACAATCAACTCGGCAAATTTTGTTGCGTGGTCCACGCCCATCCATTTACCGCTGACATCTGTACCAGCTTGTTTCATTAGTTCTTGAATTCTTTCTTTCATGCCATCTCCAATTCAGCAATTTTCTCAAAAGCAATTACTGCTGGTAACAATAGTACGGCTGCTGGGTTTTCGCTGAGTATTGCCCATACCTTCAACTGATCACTGCTCATATCAAGGTACTGGGCACAGTCATCATATGCAACGAGTGCTAACATTGCACCATAAGACGCATCCCCTGCTGTATGGCCTGCGTGGCCCGTGGCTGCATTATAAGCCACAAAACGACTTGCATGCCGAGCCGCATTCACTGCCGCATCCCAAGCCGCGTCCCAAACCGCATCCCAAGCCGCGTCCCACGCCGAACGCCATTCCGCAGGATGTGCCTTTACTGATGCTAATACACGATCAATATGTGCCGCATTGGGCAGATGACTCCATGCAGTTTCCTTCATACAGTCTCCAAATAGTTACGAACCCATGCTAAACGTTCTTGTTCATTCATAGCAGTGTACTCAACAATGTTAGCACGGATAGCGTCAACCAGCGGATAATATTCTTCATCCAAGTTCTTCTTGATATCAGCTTCCATGTTTACTAACTTATCGGTACGTGGATTGCGGGCAACCCACTTTGAAGTCAAGTAGTATGGACTCTTGATCTTTGCAGAAACCCCGTCTTCAGTGTAGAAAACAAAACCTTCATGTCGAACCTGCTTTGACTTTGCTACCAACTCACTCAAAGGCAAAACATAGGATTCTGCATAGTTGCACTTCAAACATGCCAGTGCATAGTCTTTAACCCGGTTGGACACACTTACGCCGTACATCTCTACTTTTGCGTCCCATGAGTTTTCACGGTGACCTAGAAAGTACATGCCTGCATCTTCAGGAACAATGTGTGGGTCACTTGGGTGGCAGCATTCAAACATCAAGGTCATTCCTTTAGCTGCAAGAATTTCCATTCGCCAATCAGCCCAGCACTGATGCTTCAACATCATTTCCTTAGCATAGTCTACATAGTCGTTTTGAGTTGAACCAGTAGTAGACACTAGGATATCGTTGTTATACCAAGTCATTGCCACCATGAACCCGTTTACTTTACGGTATGCAGTAACCAAAGTATTGTCTGCTAACACAGGTGCCTTAGCTTCAACACCGTAGTTGTAGATTTTTGTGAATGGGCGTGACACCACATTGAAGTCAACATCAACGATGGTACCGCGACATTCTTCTAAGAAATCATTCCACAAGTTATCATAGAACACACTCTTGCGATACTTCAATACAAATATACCATCACCAGCAGGCTTCATACTAACCAACTTTGGGTTAGCTAATACAAATTCCTTCAAATCAGTTTGGTTCATGCTATTTCTCTACTTGTTTAAGTGTGTATTATATCACTGTTTGGATTAAATGTCAACTCCGAAATGTTTTTCAATCAGATCCATGTCATCATTGTGCTGACATTGTAACGTACATTCCCGAACAATCAACTCGGCGAACTTTTCCAGATCAATATGCTTTTCGATCCACATATCATTATTCCAACGCCTCTCTACCCAGCATTGATCTTTGAGTTTTTTAATTCGTTCGTTCATTTCTCAACTCCGAAACATACCTTTGCGGCATTCCATCCATACTGAAATGCTTCCCATTCTAGTTCATCGTAACCGTGCGCACGGCGGGCGTGCCAACCTTTCCAAGTTTGCGACCTTGAATCCGATGTTTCGTCAAGAAACTTGTCAAACATGTCTGATTGTTCTTGGGTGTCCCAATCTTTTTTCATTCTTTAACTCCGAAATGTTCTGGCAAACTTTTTAATATCTCTCTCACTACAAACCATGGCATGACCGTCTGCATCATAATCACCATAAGTTCTGCCATATCTTTAAGGCCGTTTTCGTATCCATCCCCATATGGGTCTGTGCTGTCAAACTGTGTTAGTTCAGTTCTAAGAGGAACACAATCTCTCACAATCAGTTCGGCTAATCTATCAATCCGGCTAAGAAAAGCTGGGACTGGTATGTTATAAAACCCCGTGTCCTCGCCGTAGCTGACAAGCCCAGCTTCCTCAAGCAAGTCTTTAATTTGTGCTGGTGTCATTCTTCAACTCCGAAATGTTCTTTAATCTGTTTTGCACTAAGTTCTCTGGTATCATACTTGGCTACAAAAACTTCATCATATGTCTCAGCGGCAGTAATCGTTACTTTGTTATCAATCAGTTTAGCACATTCCCGAACAATCAACTCGGCGAACTTTTCGTGAAACAGTTCAAAGTAGTTGTTGCCTGGACCACTAATGGTTTGTGTGCGATTTTCTTTGGCAAACTTGTCAGCTTGATTATAAAGTTCTTTAATTCGTTCGTTCATTCTTCAACTCCGAAATGTTCCTTCAACACATCACCGATAATGTCAACACCATAATCATCTACGTGTACGTCTATACACTCCCGAACAATCAACTCGGCGAACTTTTGGTCATACATTTCTTGATATTCTTCAAGAGTAATTTCTCTGTTATGTACTCTCTCAAGATAATGCCGATTGCTCCGAGCATCATATTTTGCCTGTATAGCAAGTAGTTTAATTCGTTCGTTCATTCTTCAACTCCGAAATGTCTTTTAATTTCCATAGCATCAACCATTCTTACCTGATCGCAACATTCCCGCACAATCAACTCGGCGAACTTCTCAATCTGTTCATCAAAAAGGCTGATAGAGCTAACGTCATTGCGATGTTTTCCGACCACTCTACGGGCAAGTTCTCTAATTCGTTCGTTCATAAAAACCACTCCATATAAATCCAGACTACAATGCAAGCAACATTGAACCATACAGCAAACAATACCATGTAGAGTAACACCTGAGCCCGGCGGCCTGCTCGTTCACCTTCGTTCATTCTTCAACTCCAAAATGTTTTTTAATATGTTCAATACCTAGCAAGTTGCCATCGACCCAACCACGATAGTAGTCAGTAAGTTCTTGATGATGATTCATAACATGCTCTGGTATCATTAGAATGTCAGTACATTGCTTCACAATCAACTCGGCGAACTTTTCGTGAGTAGACTTAGAATTATCAATCCACGTGGCGTCTACTGCCTCTTGCCACAATTCATCAATTCGTTCGTTCATTCTTTTACTCCGAAATGTTGTTCAAACCGTGCCATAAACTTATCAAGTTCTGCGCCACGACAATCCACTCCTTGCTCATACCAAACTTTAGCAAAGTTCTCTTTGCACTCTTTGACAATCAACTCGGCGAACTTTTCTGTAATTACTTCTTGTAATTCTCGTACAACGCCTGGGATAAATCGTTGATTAAATGCATACAATGCTGCATCAGAATAAAGTTCTTTAATTCGTTCGTTCATTTGTTTAATCCTTTAATCCATTCGGTCTTGATACCTTTTTCATAGTAGTCTCTAGCCCTGCCTGAATAATAAAATACTTCATTACACATTGTACACTTATATCTGTGTAAGTCAATGTCTACATAAGACGATTCTGTAGTGTATTTCCACTCTCCGTCGATTTCTTCACCAAAGTAATCTCTAGTGACCCACTGTGAGTGTTCTCTTTGATGTGTACAACTCATTCTTCAACTCCGATTTAGTTATCTGTCTGTAATCAATTCAATATGGTATCCTGGGCGATGGCAGAGAAAAATAGATGACACTTCATCTTTGGTGAGAGCATCTACTGTACTCATGCCAGACAATCCACGAGGACTCTCATAATATACAAACCACGTTTTCATTCTTCAACTCCGAAATGTTCAGCAACTTTGCTGGCAATTACCGTTGATTTAACTTTATGACCCTCATATTCAGTATCAGTTCGATAACATATATCCATACATTCCCTAACAATCAACTCGGCGAACTTCTCTTTATCAAATTCCTCATTGCTGGTCCAGGTTGACCCTTCACTCCATGATGTACATTGTTTGATTAGTTCTTGAATTCGTTCGTTCATTTAGTATCCTTTAGTTTTCAACCATTTAGAAAGTTTGTGTGCCCAATCCCAAACATCACGCCCTAGACGAGCATTATGTACTTCGGCATAAACATATAGCCCCAAGATTGAAAAAATATTTAAGATTGCTAGGTACATCATCTAACCGTCCTTTAGTTAACTGTCTAAGAGTATATTATATACCCAAAATGATTTAATGTCAACTTAATTTTTCTTCTTTCATTCAATCACCCTTTTGATGATGCCCTTTGATTTCACCCTTTAATGCGTCTTTGATAGCATCTTCCATGGTGATTGCAATCACGCCGGTTGCATCTATTCCCATGTCACGACACCGAAACTTTTCCATGCCGCTGGTACTACCGTGCAAATGACCATGCAAATGAACACTACCGCGATGCATCTGGTCCCATTCTGCAATAGGATAATGAAACATCACAACTTTAGTTCCATTGTAGTTGATGTCCAAGTAGGGATGTACTTCACCAAACTCTGCACGAAATTGAAAATCTTTTAACAGTTTCTTATCGTGATTACCCTCAACCAAAATCTTAGTACCATTCAGCCTGCGCATGTATTCGGTTGCTTTTGGAGCGGGCAAAAATGCCACATCACCCAAAATATAAACAAGGTCAGCAGTGCCGATTAACGCATTCCATTCCTTGACCATGGCTTCGTTCATGTAAGCCACATCATTGCGAAATCTTGCCCGTGATACTGGGCAAAATTTCATGATGTTTGCATGTCCCCAATGTAAATCTGATGTTACCCATGTCTTCATTCTTTTTCTCTTTTCTTAGTATCTTGTTTTTGTGCTTGACGTTCTGTTTTCCAAAACACCCGCTTCCAATCTTTCAAGTGTTTCCACCATTGGGGAGCAGATGTTAGTTGACCTTGATGTTTATGAGCCATATTATTCTCCTACAAATTCTTTGATACATTCAAAACGTGTTACTGCTGGAACCCACATAAATTGTTCACGTTTACGCTTAACTTTTTCAAAATCAAAGTTAACCATAAACCAGTCTTTGTCGGTGCTGAAAGCTACATCACGCATAAATTTTACAACGTGAACCCAACGTCCGTCAAATTTTGCAACTATCATAGCACTTACTCCTTATCTTCGTCTTGTCGCTCCTATGCGACTTGCCTTATTCCATGTGTATGCGACACCATCTGGACACTTGCCATCTACAACACTATCTACACCGAACATACCTACCATTTCAAAGTCTGCACTTTTGATGGTCACAAACTCGTTCATAGCCTTAGCTGTACTCATTGCTTCATTCAATGTCATCACATTGAATGTTATTGTTTTACCTATTACTTGATACATAGATGTATTATAGCACTTTAACCATTTATTGTCAACATATGGAAATACCCGGCGAACCGGGTATTTCTTTTGAATCATTGATTATTACATCAAATCGTAGCGACTATTCATCACGGCCTTAAGCATAATTGCTTCAGGCGAGAATGCATCTGGGTCTGCACCCAATACACTAGCAGCAATCGCTGGGGAGAATCCTGATACAAGAGCGGTTCCACTCTTGTCAAACTCAACTGGAGCGTTTCCGC